CTGAAGTAAGCGTTACCCTTCCAAATTGCGTTCTCCAAAGCCTCTGCGATACGAAGTGCCTTCTGCTCGCTGAATGCCTGCTCGAAAGGAACGCCATCGTAGGTAGAACCAGCGGTCAACTGGGTCTGCATCCAGTATTGTTCCAAAGAACGTGGGCAAAGGGTTTCCTGCACCTTCATGCGTCCAACGGTGATATTCCGCTGGGTGAAGGCAGTCGTGCCGGAAGTTTCGTAACCGCAGGTATCACCGCTTTGAATCAAAGCATCGGTGTCCATGAGATTGAGAGCAGCAGCGAACTTGATGCCCACCTGCTTGGTGAACAAAGACGCTGAACGGGCCGAGAACACGGCCTTGGTGATGAGAGGAAGCCTCTCTTGGTCGGTGTAGGAGGTTAATCCTGTGAACGAATATGCCATTGTTAATGGGGGTTTAGGGGTTTAGTTTTTTTTGAGTGATTGGAGTGCTTGTGCGAGTGCGTTGAAGTTCTGCGATGCTTGAGCCTTGCGTTGCTCAACGATTGCGGAACCGCTGGCCTTGGGGGCTTCGGCTGGGAGTTCGGAAACCTTTTCGACGATGTCGGCCATGGTTTCAACCTGCGATGCGAAGGCAGACATTTTCTCTTTCATCTTTCCCATCTCGGCATAGGCTGCCTTGAGTTCTTCCATAATGCCAGCGAGGTGCTTGGCGACGATGGCCTCGACAACTTCGGGGGTCATGGCAGGATAGGCTTCTTTGATTTCCTCGGTTACCTCAACGGCAACTTCGGGGGTGATTTCAGCGGCAACAGGCAAGGCTTCGATTTCGGGGGTTGCTACTTCGGAAGCGATGACCTCAACGATTTTGCCTCCTTCGGTCTTGATTGTTCCAACGCCTTCAACGACGTGTTCGCCATCGGGTGCAGGGAGTGTGCCGTCCTCGGCTACAACGTAAACGGCAGTACCTGCAACGAGGTCCCCGTCAACACGGACAACCGTGCCGTCGGTCAACTTGTAGTCAGCGAAGGACTGCTTTTGTGTGCTGAATTTACGAAGTTCACTTCGCAGGGATTCGATTGCGTTTTTCAGGTTCATAGTTAGTGGGATTTGTAGGTGGGGGTTAATTGTTGCAAAAAAGCGGTTAATTCGTCAGCAAGGCCAGCGAGTGCGACCTCCAGTTCGGATTCGGTTTTGTCCATTCCGAAAAGTCCCTCAACGGAGAAACCCCGGAACAGGTTGCGGTTGTCCCACACCTCGTCGTTCTCAACCTTGAAGGACCCGAACCAAGAGCCGTCGGGTGTGTCCTCGTAGCCCTTGGGTGGCATGATGCCACGCTCGGCATCGGTTATAAATGACTCAAACATGAACACGCCATCCAGTTCAGCGTTGTGGTAAGCGTTCACGTTGTGCTGGTTGCCTTGCTTAAAGTACTTTTGGACTATCTTGCGGATGGTGGCTTTGTCAAAGACGACGTAGTACTCGCCATAAGTTTCGTCCTTGCGAAAGATGGGCGTGTCTGCAAGCATTAGCGGCCCGGTCAGCACTCTCCGTTCGCCTGTTTCGGTGAACTTTTGTGGTGTCTTTGCGAAGGCTTGGAATGGCCGCTCAATGGCGGGCATATCGGTCAACGCTACAAACTGCACTCCCTCGTCCACTTCATCAACCGTCATCCTGTAAATGGGTAGTTCCATGCAGGTAAATGTGGTTAGGCTCCAAGAGTTGCAAATTCCTCCAACCTCCGAACCCTGCGAGTGCTTTGGGTGATGTCCCTCTCCACGACATAGGCTCGCATAGGTGATGAACCTTGGCCTTGGCCTGCCGAGAGTTCGCCCGTCCCGAGGTTGGTCGTTTGTGGGTTTGCGAAGATGGGAGGAGGTGCTGCGCTTGCTCCTGCACCCGTTACATCTGCACCGGGTGAGCCTGCACCTGCTCCGCCTTGGAATTGTTGAGCCTTAATCTTGGCGACGTTTGCAAGACCAGCAGCAAGGGCAAGACCTGCTTCCACGAACCTTTGTCCGGGGAATACGGATTCACTCGGCTTCAAAGCGAGTGCCGAACTGACGGCAAGGTAGGTGTTCACGATGGCTTGGGCTATGGATGCAGCCTTGGCAATATTGAAAGCCCGCTTTTGTGCTGCTTCGCTCTTTCCAGCCGATGCGATGATGATGTCGTTGATGACCGCAAAGGACTGACCGACGTATTTCTCACGCAATCCAGCAAGGTCCTCTTCACGCTGGGCTTGACCCATCTTGGACTTTGCGTCAGCCGTGTCCACCTGCATCCGCCTTTGTGCTTCGGCTTGCATGGCTTTGATTTGCAGTTGCTCCTGTTGGCTTAACCTATCCAACTCCATTTCGTAGAGTTGCAGATTCAAGTCCTCCACGAACTTGATGATGGCGTTGTTTTCTTCCCTTAGTCGCTCCAAACGCTTTTGGGTGGCTTCGGCTTCCTTGCGTTGGCGTTCTTTGACCTGTGCCTCCCTCTTTTGGTCTGCTGCGATTTGGGCGTTCGTGTGGGCTTCGTATGCATCCCGGTAATTGGAGAGGGCTGCTTCTTCACGCATCAAAGCGTCCTCCCTCGCCTTCGCTGCGATGGCCGGGTCGGGTAGGTTCAGGAACCTGCGGACCGCTGCGGTCAGGTCGTCCCACTTGGCTATCAAAAGCCCTACGGCTGCGATGGCTGCACCGATACCCGTTGCAAGGAGGGCGATTCGGAAAGCCTTCATGGCCCCGGTACTTGCCCCGACTGCGGTTGCGTACAACGCTTGTGCGGCTGCCTGTCCTTGGGTTATCAGGATGCTATCCTTGTTGAGCAGGTTGGCGACCTGCTGCACTCCAGTCGCAAGAGCCATGGCCCCTTGGACCTTGAGCAACGATTTCTGCAAGTCCTCGTTCTCGGAGCCAAACAACGCTGCTGCACCTTGGGCGATTTGGAACCCTGCCGTTATCCCCTGCACCGCTGAAACAACGGTGTCAATTCTTACGGTGTCGCTTGCAAGGGTCTTGATTCGCTGCGAGGTGTCCCCGATTTGGTCTTTGAGTTTTCCCGCTTCGGCCTCCATTTGCTTGAAAGCCTTCGTGCCTTCTTGCCCGGCCAAAGACATATCAATGAGCGTCTTTTGGAGTTCACGCAGACGCTGCTTGGCACTCGTCGTGCCTTGTGCGGTTGAGTCCTTGATTCCTACTTCGAGGACGATTTCTTTAGTAACTGCCATAGTTTTTTATTTGTCTGCCCATGCTGGTAATCCCGACACAACCTCCAAGACCTGACCTTCGGTTCCTATTCCCAAGTTGACCCAATCGGCTCCGTCCCAATACTTGATGTCGCCTGCTGCATCGCCCGGAGTGAACCCTGCACCTGCTGGACCGGGGTCGCCCTGCGCACCTGTTGCACCCGTTTCACCCGGAGGACCTGCAACCGCTGGGAGTTCTTTGATGGTTGGAATCGGGGGGACTTCGTTCGGGTAATCCGAATCCGTTGCAGGAACTGGCCCATCGTAGGGGAAGTAGTAGATTTGCTTTGGGACAAACTCGGTCAAGTTGAGAATCCTGCGAAGGGTTACCCGGCAAGGCTTCTGCTGACCTATCTCGTAGTCCCGAATTTCCATCAACCTCCAACGGACCCCTCCGTAGTAGATAGGGGTTCGGAAGTCGAGTTGGCTGATGTCCACTGCATTGAGCATAATGGACAACTCCAACTGCATCGCCTCACGACTGACGGTTTCTTGAATAAAATTCCACCAATAGATGTTGAAGAGGTTGTTGTTCGTGTATAGGTAGGGGTCGCTATTTGCGGCGACATTCACCGCATAATACAACTGTTTGGGTATCCCGAAGGCAAGGTCGAAGTTTGCGTCGTAGGGGTTGTCAAGGTGGCTGACAAAGGGAAGGCTCAACAACGACTCTGCGAGTGCTACCGAACCGCTGACCCCGTATTGGTAGGCCCACGTCGTCGGTGCTTCGATGAGGTTGTATTGGGCTATGCGGTAACCGCTCTGCAAGGTCTTGATGGTTCCCGACAAAGCGGAGCCGTCCAAGTCCCAAGCCCTGCCGATTACCTTGTCAGTTGTGAAGTTCGCAGGGATCAGGGTGCTGCAAGCAAGTTCGACGACGTTCTCGCCTTTGCCGTAGAAGTTGTCGGTTGTGAAGATTCTCCCTCCGTAGCCTTCCTTGGCAAGCGGGTAGTTCGACTTGTCCAACTTTGACAAATAGTCCCCGGCATCCTTGTACTTGAACACGATGGTCTTGTATTGGTTCGGGTCCCCGTTCGTGATGTTCTGCTCTGCGTTCTCGTCCGATTTCTGCGACCAGTCAACCACTCCGCTGGAATAGAAGTCCACCCAAGGCTCCACGATGAGGTTCTTCGGGTCGGACGGGTCCGGCATGAAGTAGAGGTTGAACATCTTTTGCAGGTCTTGCAGGAGGTCCGATTGTTTGACATCAGCAGGCAGGGCGGTCCTCATGTCAATAAATGATGCAGCAGGGTTTTCAAGGCACTCCCATAAGACCGTTGCACCCGAAAAAATTGTTCCTGCTCCAGCAGGGTTGGTAAACACGAATCCGATATTTGCAGTCGTATTAGCCGGAATGGTTACGTTGCTGAAAATGGTGGCGTTTACTTGCGTATTTCCACTTGCATCTAAAGGTAATTGTAGGCCTGTTATTACCGCATTATCCGTTGAGTCGGTCAAGTTCCTGACCGACATATTAAACCTTGCCGTATTGCTTCCTGCACCAACAAGTTGTAAAGAATATGTAACGGTTATATTCCATCTCGTAGGAACTTCCGGAGCGACAAAGGTGCTTGACGAAGGAACCCAATATCCGGGGCGGTCGTAGTAGGTCCCAGTTTCATCTTGGAACCGCATCGTCAGGTTTTGGTTTGTTGCCCCTGTAACTGACCCCGTACTTGCAACAAAAATCGCAGACCCCGAAAGGTTAAGCGCCAACTGCCCAGCAGCGTAAGGAATAACCAACTTGCCGAACCGCTCCGAGTTGAAGAACTCCGAGGTGTACCGATACCCGGCCTGTGCGAAGATGAGGTCCACCATCTTCTTCACATAAATGCTCGGTGTCATCTTGTAAACAGGCACGGCAAACCACCCCTGCGTAACTACGTCCGTGTAGCCGTAGGAATCTATCAAGCCGTAAACGTAACCGCTCGCACCACTTGCGGTCCAAGTAGCGGAAACATGGGATGAAGTGATGTTGTGGTTCATACCGCTTACCCCAACCGTTGTTGCAAGGAGGTTGCCTTCAATAGCCTTGAACAGGCTCACGTCCTCGGAAAACAAGCCGACCTCGTAGGTTACTTCGCCCCGTGTCTTGGACATTGAAATCAACTGCAATACTCCGCTGAACACTTGGACCCCATCTTCCCACATCGCAGCACGGATTCGCTTGTTCGGTTGGAATCCACCCACGAAGGACTGAATATTGTAAGCGTACCCGAAACAGGATCTGTTGGTAGGCGTGTTTGGCAGGGTTATCGTCTTACTAAACGACCCTCTCCGCTTGGTTATGTCGGCAATGTCCTCCACCGAAAAGGTCAGGGCGATGTCGATTTCGCCCATAGTATCGAGGATGTAGGGAACCTCTGCGTTTGATTCGTTGAGAGGGTAGGCGATGA